ATGTCCGTCGCTTTCACCCACTACGTCGGGATTAACCGGCACTGCTGCCTGGCCTACTACGGCATGCTGCCGGAGTACGTCACCGTCCTGCGGATGCTGCGTCCGCAGATCGAGCAGCAATTGCCGGACGTGCGGATATTTATCTCCTGCTGCGACGAGTTTTTGTACCTGCTGGCCGGGGAGGAGCGGACCGTGCCGTTCAGCCAGATGGCAGACCGGCGGAACGAGTTCGCCTACATCCGGGAGGTGACAGCGGGCCTGGACGGGGCCCACCCCCTGGTGTCGCTGATGCGGGAGTCCGGGCTGACGTACCGCCCGACCCCGATCACCCCGCGGACGGGGCCGTGTCTGATCTGCCCGGACAGCGGCAACCCGGACCGGTGTTACAGACAGGCGGACCGCCTCCGCTCCCTGGTGCGGGGACGGGGGCTGCACCCGCTGGTGGTGGCCGGAGACGTGCACACCGCCTGCCAGAATCCGGACCTGCGGCCGTCGGGGGCGGACAAATACTCGGTGATCGATTCGGCGGCGTGGGTCGTGGGCACCGAGAACGAGTACACCTACGAGGCCATCGCCCGGGGCATCCCCACCTCGCTGCTCGACACCGGCGGCACAAACGACTTGTTCCGATTCGTGTGCCCGGCCGGAGAAATCTACAGACCAGGGTGATACATACCCTGCGAAGGTAGTAATCGCTGGATAAAAAAGCGGCAAAAGCACCCAGAGAAAAACTCGACCTTTCCATACATACAGGCACAAGGGAGCCTGTACCGACTCAATGTCATAGGAGATACAACCAATGAGCGTTTTTCGTGTTAAGCTGACCAGCACTGCTCAGGGTCTTATGGACACTGCCGGGCAGGCTCACGGTTCCAGCTACCAGCGGACCATCTACGTGATGGGGCCGAACAAGGTCAACCGCAAGCTGAAGGACGGCGACACCTTCACCGACTCGAACTACTGGAAGCAGTTCGCCTACCCCCAGGTGCCCCTGGACCAGGCGTTCATCGAGGTGGTGACCGACGACGGCTCCGTGTACTCGACCGTTGCGGGCGAGAACACCTACCCGAAGGTGTACAACAAGACCATGACCGGCGGGTCCACCTACACCGCCAACGTGTGCGACGTGCTCGGCGACACCGGCTCCTACGCCCTGTTCGCCCAGATCACCCCGACCGTGGCCTGCAAGGTGAAGATCAACGACACGGCCATCGTCAACCTGTCGGCCAACACCACCCAGGTGTTCAACCACGGCGACCTGGTCATCAGCAAGTTGGCGTTTGACAACTCCGCCTCCGGGGCCTCGACCGGCACCGTCGAAGTGGTGCTGGGCGTCAAGTCCATCAGCAACAGCTAACCCAATCCGGTCTAACCGGATACGGAAAGACCCGGAAGTTTCCGGGTCTTTTCTTTCGTACGCTCCTTTAGCCCATGCGGCACATCTTTGTCTGCACCCACTTAGGGTCGGGTGCCTCCATGCTTCTCGACTCCCTGTCGGCTAACCGCCGGGTGGCCGTGGTGAGGCACCGCTCGCCGTACTACCAGTACGACGACCCTTCCAAGTTGGAGGGCGTGGTGACCCCGGTCCTGACCGCCCGCCCGCTGGCCCGCACCTTCCTGCACAAGGCCGACTACAACCAGACGGTGTCATCTCCGGCCTTGTACGAGGCGGCCGGGTTCCTGTACGTGGTCCGGGAACCGGCGGCTGCCCTGGCCCACCTCATGGGCCGGGGGTACGGGGAGCACGGGGCGGTGCGGTACTACACGTACCGCCTGCGGCGGTTGTGTGAGATGGCCCGCCGTACGCCCGCCGGGCTGGTGGTGACGTTCGAGGCAGTGGCTACCCGCCGGGCGGACGAGGCGATCAAACGGTTCGTGGGGGTGAAGGAGTTACCGTCCACCTACCGGCCGGCGGTGCCGCCGGTTCTCTCCGAGGCGGTGACCGCCCGGCCCCGGGCGGCGTATGAGCGGTACCTGACCTACCTCCGCCAGTTACCCCTGTCAGTTGTCGAATAGGGACGGGGTGGACGGAGCCGCCGGGGTAGGGGCCGGCTTCTTGGCCGCCTTCGTCCGCACTGGCTGGTGACCCGACCCGAGGGCGGCCGGCGACCACAACACCCCCTGGCCGCCTTTGTCGAGGAAGTGGCGGCCGGGCAGGACGCTGCGGCGTTGCAACACCTCCTTCGCCCGGGCGACGAACTCCTTGTCCAGCCCGATGGAGTCGGCCAACTTGGGGTCGGCGACGATGTACGCCAGTGCTTTGGCCGGGTTGTCCGACGCCCCCGGCTTTTTGACCCGCAACGGGTCAGGGGTGGCTAGCGGGTTCTCGGCGGCCTTGAGCAGGTCGTACCAAAACTGGCGGTCGTGAATCTGGTAGATGGTGGCGTGCCCCAGGCTAGCGGCCAGCGACCCCCGGCTCCGCCCACCGGCCTTGAACAGCGTGTCCTTGCCCCCGGAGCGATCCGGCACCGGCCCGATGTCCTGGAGCGATCGCTGGAGGGGGTCGTTATCATCGACCGAATGGCCGGAGAACTTGCCCTGGTCGTCGTACCGGGACTTGCCCCCCTCGCTGGTGTAGTTGACCGCCACGTAATTGGTCCAGATGTCCCACAACTTCATGGTGTCGGCCCCCTCCTTCTCCAGCATCTCCAGCACCTTCAGGTAGTTGGTCACGTCCTTGTCGCCCTTGCCGCTGTACAGTTGGGGGTCGAGGGCGTTGTACAGCTTTTTCTTCTTGTAGTGCTTGGCGTACTGGCTGTACAGGTTGATGTTGTGCATGTCGATGCACCCCAACTTGCCCATGATGAGTTGCACCACGAACCCGGCCTTCACCGGCCCCAGCCCGCTGATCCGCTGGGTGATGAACTTGTGCATGCCGACCACGTCGTTCTTGGCGGCGTAGTTGGACACCTGGTCGAACAACTGTTGGCGGTTCTTCCACACGTCGGAGATGGACGGGTTCTTGAAGCCGAAGGCCGTGCTCTTCAACCCGTACCCGGCCAGGAACCCGTCCTTGTCGTGCAGCTTGGGGTTGGAGATGCGGGCCAACTTGGTCTGGAGGTCGTCGATGCCGGCCCCGACCGCCCCGCCCTCGTCGTCCAGTTTGCTGCTGTCCTTGCCGAAGTGGGACTTCAGCCACGGGATGATGACCCGGAAGTCCTCCACCGCCTGCTGGAAGTCGGCCCGGATGGTCAGCAGCACGAACACGATCACCGAAGCGAAGTTGTCCGGGCTGGCCATGGCGTAGTTCCGCAAAGGCGGCTGGTCCCGCAGGAACCCGCTCAGGTGGCCGTCCTTGTCCGCCATCTTGAAGTTGCCGTAGGGCACCAGGGGGTTGCCGGCCTCGTCCCCCGGCCCGATCAGTTTGTTGTTGTCCTGAGTGATGATCTGGGCTTCGGCGAACAGGTCTAGGAGGTGACGCCGGTTCAGGAAACTGACGAGTTGGTCGCTCGTGTCGTCAGACACAAAGTTCTTGAATTCGTTCACCGGCACCTCCGTTGGGACGGAGTTATTTAGCCGGTTTCTCCCCGTTCTCCGCCTGCTTTTTGGCCGTGTCCCGCACCGACTGTTCGATCTGCTTCCACCACCGGTCGTGGGCGGTCAAGCCGGCCGCCACGAACTTGTCGGCGGCGGAACCCGCCCGCCGGCCCCGCTTGTGCTGCTGGTGCTGGGCCTTGTCGAGGGCGGCCAGGATGAGCGACCGCACGTCCAGGGTGGCGAAGTCCGGGGCGAGGGCGGCCAGGGCCCGCTGGAGGTGGTCGATCACAGGCCCCAGGGTGTCTTTGGCCTTGCTCGGGGCCAGACACCCCTCGCACGTCTGCGTGTTATCCACCTTGCCGGTCCGGCCGCACTTCAGGCAGCGAGCGATTTTGGTGTGCATTACCAGCCGAACTCCTTGATGATGCCCCCGGCCGGGCGAGTCCATTTGAACACCATGTCCGGGTGCAGGTCTTTCTCTTTGACGGTGGCCGGGTCCAGGGGCAGCCCGATCATCAGCCCCAGCCGGTGCTGGTCCAGCCCGCCGAATTCGTCCTTCGGGGCGTCGTCCATGATGGCCTTCTTGATCCGCTCGTACAGGTTGGCCTCGAACTCGACGTTGTTGGTGATGTCTAGTTCGGGCTTCACCTTCTCGATGCCGACGGGCACCCGGCGAACCGTCTCGTTCCGCACGTACAGCCCGATGGCCATGGCCATGATGAGGTCGTCGTGCTTGTCCTTGGCGGCCTCGGCCCGCTTCTTGGTCTTGTTGAACAGGAAGGTCTTCAACTCGTAAATGAGTCGGCGGCTGTGGATTTTCAGCGTCTTGGACGCGAGCCCGTACTGCAACGCCTCCAGGATGACCGGCCGGTTTTGCGGCCCCACCCGCACCCCGGGCGTGTCCTCCTTGTCGTAGTGCAGGTTGTCGTAATACAGGTCGTGCTGGAGGCGGCTGGTGACCGATAGCCCCGGCCCCATGTTCTCCACTATGACCAGGGCGGTGTTGTAGTACAGGCCGATCTGGGCGATGGCCTGGGCGAACAGGTGGGGCGGCACGGAGTTGGAGTAGAACTCGGCCACCTGCTCGCACGAGTTGATGTCCAGGACGTGGAAGGCGGAGAAGTCGCCGCCCTCGGCCCGCCCCTCCGACACGTCGGCACACAGCATGTACTCGTGGTTCGGCTCCGGCTCCTTCCACACCCACAGGGCCCCGCCCACGTACTCCTTCTTGGTCAGTTTCAGGTCCGGCTCGCCTTCCGGCCGGAACTCGTCCTTGACCGTGTCCCACTCGGGGAAAATGCGGCGGATCGGCTCATCGAACCGCACCTGCCGCTCCAGTTCGGCGAGGAGGGAGGTCTCGATGTAGGTCGAGCCGGACCCGAAGAAGTTCCGCTCGAACTCGACCAGCCACTTCCGCTCGCCCAGGTTGGCCCGCATCCGCTTGGCGAAGTCCGGGTGACAGTAGTCCGGGTGTTCGGTGTAGTCGATGTCGATGCAGTGAAACTCGTTCTTGCCCTCCACTGCCCCGTGGTACATCTCCTCGTACCAGTTGCCGATGCCGTTCACGGTGGAGATGACCACGCAGCTACCGCCGGTGGACAGGGTCGGCATCATGGCCGCCCACAGGTCGTCCATGTTGGAGATGAAGGCCGCCTCGTCGATCACCAGCAGGGTGAGGCTCATCGACCGCACCGCCTTCGGGGATGCGAAGATGATGGACGAGTTGGTGTCGTGGAACTCCTTCTCGTGGTCGTTGTTCTTGCCCATCTGGGGCTTCATCCAGTCGGGCAGGTTCTCCAGGGCCACCTTGACGGTCTTGCCCGCCCCGACGGCCTCCCGGTCCCCGATGGACACGACCAGAATCTTCTGGTCGCACATGAACAGACACCGCCACATGCACCACAGCACGGTGGTGGTGGTGGCACCCCCCTGCCGGAACTTGGAAATGATGTTGTACGTGTACTTTTCGTAGTCCGCTACCATCCGCTTCTGGTAGTCGTACATGTTGAACTTGACGAGACCCCGCTTGGGGTGGGTGATGTGCACGTAGTTCGAGGCGAAATACTCGAAACTCTCACGACACTTGTCGATCTCCTCTACCTGCCAGGGTTCTAGCTCGGTGTTCAGATCGCCAATGTCGTCCATAAAAACAGTTCAAGCACCCCACGGATCATGTATCTATGGGGTGCTTGATAATTTTTTCCGGCCAAATCTTTATTCAAATAGAGAAAAAACAGTCTTCTAATCCGGATGTTTGGTGAGGACTTCTGGGTCGCCGTCGGTGACCAGGACGGTGTGCTCGAAGTGGGCCGACGGCCGGCGGTCGGCGGCGTAGATTGTCCACTGGTCGCCGGCCATCTTGATGTGCCGGCCCCCGAGGTTGACCATCGGCTCGATGGCGATCACCATGCCGGGCTGGAGGACGGTGGTGGCGGCCGGGTCCGGAAAGTTGGGCACCTGCAACTCCTCGTGCAGTTCCAGCCCGACGCCATGCCCGGACAGTTCCAGGATGACACTGAACCTGTTGGTCGCCACCTCGTCACTCACCTCCCGGCCGATCTGGTTGACCGGGTTGCCGGCCCGGGCCTGGGCGATACCCCGGGCCAACGACCGCCGGGTGACGGCCAAGAGGCGGTCAACGGCCGGCGGCACCTTGCCCACCCGGAACGTGTAGGCTGCGTCCCCGAAGTAACCGTTCAACTGCACCCCACAGTCGATGGACACGATGTCGCCCGGTTTCAGCCGGCGGCCGTTGGGGATGCCGTGGACCACCTCGGCGTTGACCGACGCACAGATGGAGTTGGGAAACCCCTTGTACCCTTTGAACGCCGGCACCCCGCCCCAGTCCCGGATGTGGGCCTCGGCCGCCCGGTCCAGGTCCAGGGTGGTGGCCCCGACCCGCACCAGCGGCTTGAGCAGGGCCAGGGTGGAGGAGACCACCTCGCACGCCCGGCGGATGCCCTCGATCTGGTCGGGTGTCTTGACGTGTGTCATGAGAGTGACATCTCCGATCCGTCATCCGAGTACATGGCGACCATGTGGGGGGCGATTTCGGTAGAGTTCAGCGACATGGTCACGATCTCCCACCACACGTTCGGGTCGTCTTCACACGCCTCTTTAACGAACAGGGTGGCTTGCGGCTTGGTGTCCGCCGCGTAGCACACCTCCATGAACGACTCGTGACCGTCCCGCTCGTGCCGAAGAACGATGTAGACCGTTTCCATCACAGCCCCCGGGCGATCTGGAGCATTTCGTCCACGTCTGACTGGCTGTCCTCGATCTGCTCCTCGATGAACATGACCAGGTCGTGGTGGCGGCCGGTCTCCTCCTCCAGCCGCTCGAACTCCTTTAGCCGGCGGTGGTAGTTGGCCACCACCTCCTGCTCCATCTCAATGGCGTACTGGAGGAGCAGTTTGCCGGTGGTGTAGGGGGCGAAGGAGAAGGCCGGCGGGTTGACCGGCACCCCGCCGCTGGCCCGAATCTTGTGGGCGAACTGGAGGACGTGCCCCATCTCGCTCTCGGCCTGTTTGCGGAAGAACGCCCCCAGGTGCAGCCGGTCCGGCCCCTGGAGCATGGCGGTGGCGTGCAGGTAAAAAAGCATGTGCTTGTACTCGTTCATCAGGTCCGAGTTGAGCACCGTCACGATTTCGGCTTCGTTCATCAGTTCCTCGCAGTGGGCACCGGATATTTATCGGCCGTTCCGGGGTTGCGGTTTAGCCCACTCTCTTAGAGGAGGCCGGCAGTTTTCTTTTTTGACGGCCAGACCAATAAATACGCACACGGACGAGGAGGTCAAAATGGCCAGCAACCGGGTCGAGCGGGGGACCAGCGACGACCACCGTCGCATCGAGACGTTCATCGAAGAGTATCAGGTCGGGGAAGCCACCGAGCGGGTGACCACGGTGCGGGAAGAGGTGGTGCCGATGGAGGTGCGGCGGAAGGTGCGGGAGACCATCGTCCCCGTCGTCACCGCCCGCAAGGTGGAGGAATACCGCGACGGGTCGCTGGTCTCCACCGAACTGCAAGAGGTGCCCGCCCAGGACACCCGGTTGACGGCCCCGGCCGTCGCCCCGAAGGCGAGCGTGGACGACATCCGGGCGGCCGTCCGGGAGGTGCTGGCCGAGTTCCAGCCCGCCGCCCGCTCCATGGTGGCCCCAGTTTCCGCCCGGCAGATGCTAGACGACCGGTTGGCCAAGCCGGCGGCCTCGTGGCTGGACTACACCTTTTACGGGGTGCTCGCCATCTTGATGGCCGCCATCGTGTACTTCGGGTGGTTGAAGAACGTGATGTGAGTCGTGGCCGACGAACTGTTCATCCTGCACAACTTCCCCTGCGTCAGTCCTGGTACGCCGCCAGACGCAGGGCCTCCAGCACCTCCTGTGTCAACTCAGACTGCTGGCCCGATGCTTTCTCCGCCGGTTCGGCGGCTGGTGCGGCGGTGGTGGGAGATGGTTGACCCAGCCCGGCCGCATTCAAGGTGTCCCAGGTGTCCTGAGAGCGGGGCGTGACGACCGGCTTCTGAACCGGCTTTCCCGGCTTATACGTGTACCCCTTACCCAACTCGTTCAAAGAGCACCCGGAATAGGACTTCCACCCGGGGGGCATCGTCTCCGACAGGTCGTCGTCGGTCGCCACCCCGGCCAGCAGTCGCTGGTTACGCAGGGCTTCCATCAGATACAGCACGTCCTCGTAGGACACACCATTCGTCCCCACCGCCTGCCGCCGCTGCCCCTGCCGGTCGGCCAACTTATGCCGTAGATCAGGCATCGGCTCGTCGGTCACGTAACTGCCCTTGTCCACCACCCCGTATTCGCTCATCCGTGACTCCAAAAATAAGGTCCGACCACCTAGATATGGGGACCGGAAAAAATTATTCACCCCTATTTGAGTACGGTCATTAGTTTAATGTGGTCTCGTGGTAAGGAGTGCCATGCCGCTTTGGTCCGACCTGTACAAGTTGTTCAACAACACCTTCCGAGCTGACCCCATTTCCGAATTGGAGGGGGCCAAGAGTGCGGAGGGGGCCACCCAGACCCAGCCCGACCTGCCGCCCTTCGGCTCGGACGGGTTCTGGTCGGGCGGCAAGACCCAACTGCGGGTGAACAACGACTTCGTTGACCTGTCGTCGGTGACCAACCGGCAGAACCGGTACCGGGAGTACGAGCGGCTGCGGGCGGTGCCCGAGATCGAACTGGCCCTGACCGTGTTCGCCGATGAGTCGTGCGTGTCCGGGGACACGAAGGTGGCCACCCCCTTCGGGTACGTGCGGATTGACGAACTGGCCAAGCAGAAGAAGCCGGGCGAACGGTTCATGGTGTACGCCTACGACTTCAAGAAGCAGGACTGGAACCTGGCCTGGGGGCACTCCCCCCGGCAGACCAAGGTGGCCCCGACCGTCCGGGTGGTGCTGGCCGACGGGCGGGACTTCGTCTGCACGGCCGACCACCGGGTCTTGCTCCGGGACGGCCGGTGGCTGCCGGCCGGCGAGTTGAAGCCGGGGGCGGAGATGATGGCGTTCTACCGGGAGCGGGCGGACCACCGGCTGACCAACCTGAAGACCAACCAGTTCCCCCGCATCTTCAGCTACCAGGACGGGTGGAAGCACGAGCGGCAGATGATCGACGAGTGGCGGAGCGGGAAGAAGATCGCCAAGTACGAGCGGGTGAACAAACTGGCCCGGCTGATCGCCTCCGGCATGCTCATCAAGGACATCAAGAACATGGTGGACGTGACCTGGCGGGCGTGCGAGTACACGCTCCACCGCCACGGGTTCTCGTTCAAGGAGTTGCGGCACCTGGCCAAGACGTGCCCGGACTCCCTGCGGGTGGTGGGCGTGTTCCCGCACGACACCATCCCGGTGTACGACATGACGGTGGACGGGCACGAGAACTTCGCCACCGACTCCGTCTGCTTCCACAACTGCCAGACCGGCGAAAACGGCCACATGTTCGAGATCAAGGCCAAAGACGGGGACGTGAAGGAGGAGGCCGAGTTCCTGCTGTACGACCTGCTGGAGGTGGAGGAGACGCTGTGGAGCGACTGTAAAAACCTGTACCTGCTGGGCGACCTGTTCTACGAACTGTGTATCCTGCCGGAGAACCCGAAGGCCGGGGTGCTCAAACTGCAACGCCCGCCGGCCGACAGCATGTACCGGATCGAGACCACCCGGGGCAAACTGCTGGAGTTCCAGCAGTCCAAGGACGGTCCGGACATCGAGTCGCTGGCTCGGGTGAACGTCACCCAAGCCAGCGAGCAGGAGTTGAACACCGGCAAGGCCATGCGGTTCACCCCCGAGCAGATCGTGCACATGAAGATCGGGGACGACCGCCGCCAGTTCTACCCCTACGGGGTGAGCATGGTGGAAGCTGCCCGCAGCCCGGCCCACCAGCTGCGGCTGATGGAGGACAGCATGGTCGTGTACCGGCTGTCCCGGGCCCCGGAGCGGCGGGTGTTCTACATCGACATCGGCACCCTGCCCCCGAACCGGGCGGAGGCGTACATCGACCAGCTGAAGGACAAGTTCCGGAAGAAGAAAATCTTCTCGAATAAGGCCGGGGTGGGCGGGGCGTCGGCGGTCGAGGAGCGGTGGCAGACCCCGTCCCAGGACGAGGACTTCTGGATGCCCCTGCGGCCCAACTCGAACACCCGGATCGAGACCTTGCCCGGTGCCCAGAACTTGGGGGAGATCGACGACGCCCTGTACTTCCGGAACAAATTGTTCATCGCCCTGAACTTCCCGAAGAACTACGCCGGCCAGGACGACCCGCAGCAGACCCGCATCACCCTGTCAAGCCAGGACGTGAAGTTCGCCCGGCTCATCGAGCGGCTCCAGAAGGCGGTGGCCAAGGGGCTGAAGGAAATCGTCGTCCGCCACCTAATGATGAAGGGGTACCCGGAGGAGCGGTACCACGACCTTCAGATTCGCATGACCCCGCCGTCGGACTGGCGGGAGATCAGCCGGAACGAGGTGACCGAGGCCCGGTACAACCGGGCGGCGGCCATGAAGGGGGCCCAACTGATGTCCGACTACGACATCCTGGTGGACATCCTCAAGTTCGACCCGGACAAGGCCAAGGAGTACGTGGCCCGCATGAAGCAGCAGAAGATGGAGGATGCCAAACTGCAAGTCATGGTCACCAACCCGGAGTACCTGGGGCTGGGGAACCCGCCGGACGGCGAGAAGGAGATCGGAGCCGACGCCAGCGGCCCGAACCCGGACCTCTCGCCCCCGGACCAGCAGGGCCAGCCCGGGCCCGAGTCAGCCGGTGACGACCAGTCACCACCGGCCGACGAGTTGTCCGGGCCGGCCGGGGCCAAGCCCAAGGCGGAGCCGGCCAGCCTGCCGACGCCGTCCAAAGAGGCGATCCAAAAGTACAATCTGAATATCAGAAGTTATGACAAAGAAATTGATGAAGAAGAGGTAGATACTGCCGAACTCGGTGAGTGAGGAGGTTGCGTGAGAAAGCACCAACTTGATTGGGTGAGACAGTATTTCTTAGAACATGGCTGTGAATTGCTGTCTGAAAATTACGAAGGTGCTCACGCTCGTTTAGAATATAAGTGCTCTTGTGGAAACAAGAGCACAACATCGTTCACTAACTTCCAACAAGGCAAACGATGTCGTCAGTGCGGTAACAAAGTCGTAACTTCCAAAACACGCTTGTCGTATAATTACGTAATCAATTTCTTCAAAGAAAGAGACTGTGAACTACTGGAAGATGATTATGTAAACAGTTTGACAAGCATGAGGTATCGCTGCTCTTGTGGCAATCTGTCTCGCATTCGTTTTGGTAATTTTCAACAAGGAAAAAGGTGCGGCCAATGTGCGGCAAGAGCACATTCTGGTAGAGCCAACAAAAGGTGGGTGGAAGACAGGGAAGCAGTAGCACTTAACACAACAATAAGAAAGAAGTTCTACAGAGCACTCAACTCTACGCTGAAAGCTACTGGCAAGAAGAAAGCAACCAAATCTACTGAGTTGCTTGGATATGGGCCAAAGGAACTAAAAGAGCATCTCGCAGGACATCCTGATTGGCATACTTTGAAAGAAGAAAAATGGCACTTGGATCACATATTCCCCATAAAGGCTTTCACTGACCACGGGATTAGCGACCCACGCATAATCAACTGTCTTGAAAATTTACGACCCATCAGTGCGTGTGAGAACTACAAAAAGAACTGTTCCTATGACAAGCAGGAGTTTCTGACTTGGTTGTCTAAGAAGATCGCCCCTTGAAATCATTAAAAGGCCCACCTTAAAGGTGGGCCTTTAGTCACTGGGGGTCGGAGCGGGAGCCGTCGGCGAAGGACGGACGGAACTGGTCGATCCGGTCGATGCTCGGGCCGCCCGGCTTGACCGGGCCGGTGTCGTCGTCCTCGTCGTCCTTACCCGGACCCTTCTTCAACGCCTGCTTGGCCTTCTCCCGCAGCCCGGCCCAGTCCAGCCCGTGCAACAGGTCGGCCATTTCGCCGGTCTTGTCGGCCCCGGCGATCTGGTGGAACACCGGCAGGAGTTGGTGGAACGTCTCGTCCGACCGGAGGGCCATCAGGACGAAGCGGGTCAGGTCTTCCAGGTCGTCCCGCCGCTCGGTGGCGGTCGCCCCGGTGGTGTCGGCCTCGTCCCGCTCGGCAACGAATTCAGCAAATCTCTTCATGGCTGGGTCACTTTTCTGGGTCCGTGTCGATTATCTACCTTTTGAGACCCGCAGTTCACACGGTCGGCCCAAAGTTTTCTGGACGAATAACAAAATCGGCATCTTGTGAATACATAACGTCATCGGGTTATCCCCCCACGCGGCACAAGCTTACAAGCCTGGACAGGAGTATAAAGTACATGCGAAGGAAACTAATCAGCCTGGACGCTTTCGACCGCATCGAGTCCGACTCTCTGTCGAGGGCGGAGTTTGAACTGTCCGAAGCGTCCTCTCTGCTGGCCCAGACCCTGGGCACCGGCCCCCTGTCGTTCGGCTTCTTCGACGACGACAAGGTGGTGTACGAGACCGATAACGGCACTTTCGTGCACGCCAAGTACACCCTGAACGAGTCGTCGGTGACCTTCGATGACATCACCGAACTGGTGATCGACACCGAGTCCCAGAAGAAGCGGCTGCGGGAGTGCGTGTCGAAGATGGTCGAGGCCATCATCGACGGCAACAACACCGAGGCTGACCTCCAGTTCGGACGGTACATGGAGATGTTCACCGCCGCCCGGCGGTCCGGAGCCGTTCAGGACATCGCCGAAGAGGTGGTGGTGCGGGCCGACAACCGGTCCGGCAAGGTCAAGAAGTGGACCGGCAGCAACATCGCCAAGAAGAAGGCGGCCGAGAAATTGTGGCGGACCAAGCGGGGCGAGATGGTGGCCAAGCGGCGGAAGCGGAACCTGCCGTCCCGCAAGGCCGAAGAGATGCGGCAGCACAAGAAGAACCAGCAGAAGGGCGTGTTCCGCAAGGTTAGCCTGATCCGCACCGGCAAGTCCGAGCGGGCCATGAAGGAGTGGAACCAGCTGTCCACCCACATCGCCGAGTACGTGACGCTGCTGGAGCACGGCAGCTGGCTCGGCCACACCGCCGTCAAGACCACACCGGCCGGCGACGTGACCTCCGTCACCCTGCCGACCAGCCAGGCCCGGAACGAGGGCAAGATTCTGTCCCTCCAGTACAAGACCCTGAAGACGGACGTGAAGGTTCTGCGTGAGGCCGCCCGGGGGCTGATTCACAACGAGGAGTTCGTCAAGGCCGTCGCCCTCATGAAGCGGCTCAACAACATGAGCATGGCCAACGAGTTCCAGGAGTCGATCAACACCCTGGTCGCCACCTTCCCCAACGTGCTGTACCTGACCCAGCCCGAACTGGCCAAGGTGCTGGGCAAGGCCCTGGACCAGGCCGGCCAGATGAACTACGACGACGAGTCGTGCAACTTCATGGCCGAGGGCATCCTGCGGGTGGCCGCCGACACCTTCTCCGAGCGGGTGACCCGGCTGACCTCGCTGGCCAACGGCCAGATCAAGGAGGGCGAGGACGCCTACGCTCAATTCCAGCAGATCGTGTCCGACTTCTTCCCGAAGCTGGACGAGTCGCTGGCCACCGAGATGCAGGTGTTCACCGACCTTTACAACACGCTGGTGGATGTCCGCCGGCTGGCCCTGGAGTCCAACAACGGGCTGGTGCGGGACGAGGCCACCGCCTTCCTGGAGGAACTGAAGGCCGTGGTCGAGGGCGTCAAGTCCCCGGAACTGGACCTGGCCGCCGAGGTGGCCGAGTGGCTCCAGGAACTGGTCGAGGCCAACCTGCCGGACACGTCCGAGGAGATGAAGGTCAGCAACAGCCCCCACGACACCGTGGTCGGCGACCACCCGGACATGGCCAAGAAGGCTAAGCAGCCCGGCATCCCCGGCAACTACACCGGCGACTGGGGCGACTCCGCCCCGGTGTCCGACGGCAAGTCGTACAAGGGCAAGGAAGCCGACGAGATGCGGAACCACGGGTGGGGCAACAAGGGCGGAAAGGACGTTTACCCGACCCTAAGCAACCCCTACGTGCCGAAGCCGTTCGGGGATTACACCATGAAGGGCGAGCCGGGCGTTGACAAGAACTCCGCCAGCGGGTTCTCCCAGATTCAGGGCAACACCTGGCCGGAACTGACCAACCCCTACGTGCCGAAGGAGGCCGGCGGCCCGGGCGGCAAGGGGTACAAGGCCAAGACCGACAACCTGATCGTGGACAAGTAACGAAGAAGCGTCCCGGGGGGAGGCGGGGGACGAAAGTCCCCTCCCTCCCCCCATATCTACATCGACACATTCAAGGAGAGATATGAACGATACGCTTCTTTGTGAGTGCACCGGTTGGGCTGAGATGACGATCAACGAGACCTCCACCATGAACGGCCGGGTCATCTTCCGGGGCAAGTTCCAGGAGGCGAACGCGGTCAACAAGAACAAGCGGATGTACCCCTTCGACGTGCTCTCCCAAAACGTCGAGCGGCTGATGGAGACGGTGAAGCACAACGGGCTGACCGGGGAACTGGACCACCCGTCCGACTCCATCATCCACTTCCGGGACGCCTCCCACCTCATCACCGACCTGTACTGGGAGGGCAACGTGCTGATGGGTGAGGGCAAGGTGCTCAACACCCCGTCCGGGTTCATCCTCCAGCAGTTGATGAAGGACGGCGTCCGGGTCGGCATCAGCAGCCGGGGCGTGGGCAACGGCCAGGTGAATAACGAGGGCGTGCTGGTGATCGGCGAGTCCTACAAGCTCATCACCTTCGACGCCGTCGCCGACCCCAGCACCCACTTCGCCTTCCAGGAACGGGTCACCAAGCCGTCCAAGAAGGACGAGGGGTACGCTCCGACGAATTTTACTAAGTCGTCGGCCAAAAATGAAACCACGAGTGTACATAACGTACACAGCGACGTATGGGCTTCCTACCTCGGTCAACTCATCTCTGGGTACACCGACAAATGGAACTCCAAGGTCAAGAAGTAATCCGGTTGGTTAGCGAAATATCCAGACCCTGAGAGGACACAGAACAATGACCAGTCAAGATAATCTGCTCAAGGCAATCGGGTCTCTGCTGCCCGAGGACGCCCGGGAGAAGGTCACCAACCTCGTCGCTGAGTACCTGACCAAGGCCGAAGAGGCCGCCCAGTCCGCCGCCAAGGCCGAGGCCGAAGCCGCTCTGGAAGAGTCGTACAAGCAGCTGGCCGCCCAGAAGGACGAGGTCACCAAGACCGCCGAGAAGGGGTACGCCGAGGCGTATGAGATCATCTGCGACCTGCGGAACCGGCTCGAAGTCCAGAAGGAAGAGTACGAGCAGCAGCTGGAGGAGGGCTACGAGGAAGCCTACCAGATGCTCCAGGAAGTGCGGAGCAAGAACGACACCCTGGAGGTTGACCTGTACCAGGAGTACGACAACCGGCTGGGCGAGATCAAGGAGTTCATCGTAGACAAGGTGGACCAGTTCCTCGCCAAGAAGGGCGAAGAGTTCTACGAGACGGCCGAGCGGAACGTCCGCAACGACCCGACGATGGCCGAACACAAGGTCGCCCTCGACCGCATCCTGGAAGCCGCCGCCGGCTACCTGTCCGACGAGGACTTCACCTTCGCCTCCAACACCAAGATCGACGAACTGGCCCGTGCCCTGGAAGAGCAGAAGGGGCAGATCAAGATTCTCGAAGCCCGCAACATGCGGCTGCACACCGAGAACCAAAAGCTCAACGAGGTCGCCCGCCAGGCTCAGGATGTCCTGACCGAAGGCGTCAAGGTTGAGAAGCAAGCACGAAAGCAACTCGCAAAGAACGCAGAGAGCCGTGGGAAGCGGGAAGTGGAGAAGGTCGAGGTGATCGCCGAGACCAACACCGCCGCCGCTACGGAACCCGCAGCTAACGACCAGAACCCCAAGAACAAGCTGTTCCAAGAGTGGGCCGCCCTGGCTGGCCTGCCCAACAGCTAAATATCCACACCCTGAGAGAAGGATTCTACACACATGAATATGTCCTTGAACTCCAGGCTTCTGAACGAAGCACAAGACCTGGAGCAGAAGTGGGGTCAGGTCGGTCTGCTGAACGGTATCCAAGACCGGTACACCCGCAGCATGACCGCCGTCCTCCTGGAGAACCAGCGGCTGATTAACGAAGTGTCCACCGACACCTCGGACATCGCCCAGTTCAAGAAGATTTCGATCCCGCTGGTGCGGCGTATCTACCCGCAGCTGATCGCGAACAAGATCGTCAGCGTCCAGCCGCTGCTCGGGCCGACCGGCCTGGTGTACTACCTCCGGTTCCGGTACTCCAGCAACAAGGGGGCCATGCGGGGCCAGACCCTGCAAGGGGGCTTCCCGAGCGACGACGCCGCCTCGCTCCAGCAGCTGGCGAGCGGTGACGCCAACCTGTACGAATACTACACCAGCCAGTTCGTGCAGAACGAGACCCAGAACAACGCCGGCGGCGGCACCAGCCTGACCTACACCCTGGAGAAGACCCCGGTCCTCCCCAGCACCTTCATCGGTACGGTGTACGACGGCACCACCGCCGTGCAGACCTTCAGCACCAGCGGCACCACGGTTTCCTTCACGGATATCGGCAGCCCGTCCGCCAAGGTCACCTCGGCTACGATCAACGCCACCACCGGCGTCGTGACGTTCACCTGGAACAGCGACCCGGGCACCAACTCCATCGTGTGCTCGTACGAGTACAACATGGAGTGCCAGCAAGACCTCCCCGAGGTCAACCTGGTGATCGAGTCGGAGGACATCACCGCCAAGACCCGCAAGTTGAAGGCCGTGTGGTCCTACGAGGCCCAGCAAGACCTCCGCAGCCAGCACAACCTGGACGCCGAGGCCGAACTGACCGCCGTCCTGGCCCAGGAAATCAACCTCGAAATCGACCGTGAAGTTCTGGGTGACCTCCGGAACAACGCCGGTACCATCTCCGCTTGGGACTTCAACACCGCCCTGGGTGACACCATCAAGGAGAAGTACGAGTCGCTGTACGTGAAGGTCGTCGAGATCAGCAACGTCGTCCACCGGAAGACGCTGCGGGGCGGCTGCAACTGGCTGGTCACCAGCCCGGAAGTGGCCTCCATCTTCGAGACGGCAACCGCGGGCTTCGCCCCGTCGCCGAGCGAAACCTTCACCAGCAGCCTGGGCATCCAGTACGTTGGTACCGTCACCAACAAGTGGCGGCTGTACAAAGACCCGCTGTTCCCGCCGGGCCAAATCCTGATGGGGTACAAGGGTGACTCGTACATGGACAGCGGCTACTTCTACTGCCCGTACGTGCCGCTGACCCAGACCCCGGTCGTGCTGGACCCCGAGTCGTTCTGTCCTCGTAAGGGACTGCTCACAAGGTACGGCAAGAAGCTTCTTCGCGAGGGAAGCAAGTTCTACGCCCGCCTGAGCGTGGCCAACTTCGTGATTTAAGCCGTTTTCCCCCAAGTTTTTGGGGGAGTCGGTTGAGAAGCCCGGCTTCGGCCGGGCTTTTTTCTTTTTAACCAACTTGTCTAAAGAATTGTTCGGTGAAGTCCGATAATGATGTTAGGAGGACATCATGACCAAGGACGAGTTCGATCAACAGTACGGCAACTACTCACAGAAACAACGAATTGACGTGTGGTGTAACAAGTGCAGCAAAAGTGTAAACACTGTCAGAGAGAAGGCGGCAGAGAATGTAGAGAAAAATGGTTGTTACGTTTGTCGCAGATGCCGCATGTCGGAGGTCAACCCTAATCGGACCTGGACTGCTGCCGGCAAGCAACGAATTGCTGAGGCAACAAGCCGTCCTCGATCCGCTGAGACTAGACGAAAGATGTCTGAGTCAAGAAAGAGATTTTTTCAGACACCTGCCGGACAAGAACACAAGTTGGCTCGTTCTCGGGATGCAGCACTTGGACACAGTCAGAACAAATACGAAAAGGCCAAACTTCACGGCTGGCACTACTCTGCCAAATTGGCTAAGCATGTATTTTTTGGCTCCTCCTATGAGTTAAGGTTGTGTTGGCTGCTTGACCAAGACACGACCGTCGTCGATTACCAGACACAAGTAGGTTTTGTGACACCAGATGGCCGAGGGCGTTGTATCGATTGCGTTGTCACCTACGACAACGGCACTAAGAAAGTGATCGAGGTAAAGCCGCAAACTCGGTTGGATGAACAGAGCGTAGTCGAACAAATTGCAGACAGTGCCAAGTACGCTATCTCCCGGGGATGGCATTTTGAGATTGTGTCTGAACCCGCATTGGGCTTATCTGCCACTCAGATACGAGAATGGGCGGACCAATTCCTGTTGGAGACCACAGGACTTGATTTGAAGCAAGTTAGAAAGAGAGCATGGCGAGAGAAGGCCAAGCGTCACTACGACAACAAAATCGCCACCGACAAGGTGGAGGTGGACTGCCCTTTTTGTAATGAGGTACACTCGGTACTGGTCAAGTCCCACAAGAGCAACGTCGAGCGGAACGGTCGGTACATCTGCGAGCGGGAGGGCGGCCACATCTCCGGGTCCAAGCCCAAGTTGGCCCTGAGGAAAGAGAACCTTTTTGCCGCTGAGGGCAAGAAGGAGTGCGTGTTGTGCAAGGAGGTCAAGTCCTTCGACCAATTCGGAACTGACAAGAGCCGTCGGGATGGGTACAGCAGTCGGTGTCTGGAATGCCGGGCAAGGGTGGCGAAAGAGAAGTATCAATCAAGTGTCTAACATGAACCGGTACTGACCGGCGTCCCACAGCCGGTCGTACCCGTTGAGTTGCATGATCTCGTACTCTTTCAGGTCCGGCGAGTAGCCGGGCAGGCCGGTAAGGTGCTTTTTCTGGAACGCCATCCGGCTGTGCAGTTCCTTGCGGCCGAGGTGGTAGTAGGAAAAGCTGGGCCG